AGGATCTTGACGAAATTCTTTGATTTGTCAAAATCGTCGAAGTATGGATCGCGGTTGTATGTTGTCATATTAGAAATTTATGATAGTTCTGAATGAGAGAGTTTGATCGCTGTTCTGTGTGAAGGAAGAATCATTATTTGAAATCATCAGCACTTCACCAGTTCTTCTATCTAATGCAGGTTCATTATATGAAACTACTGAGAAAGATTTTACGCCATTTGTCAATGTTACACCATTATTTAGTGCGCCTCCATCGATAGGCAATATCAACATTTCATTGATTCCGGTGTCGAATGTTTGCGTCGAGATAATGATAAATGTCTTATTACCATTTAACGAGTCAGTCAGTGTAACTGTGGTTCCAGCAGTAAAGTCAAGTAAAGAAAAACTTCCTCTCACTTTATAACAGGCAACTGGGAATCTAGACTCTAAGAATTTCTGGCTAAGAGCAGTATTTGTGATAAAGTAATCTGACGCGTTTTTCTTTCTAATCTTCATTCTTCCAACGACAGGGTATCCATTGTTTGAAGTAATAATAAGAGAATTGTTTTTCAGATTAGTTTTAGCAGAGTGTACGTTATACTCATTCAACTGATTGTCAATAAGTAGACTTCCAATAGTGAAGTCTGCGAATTTAGTAATAACATAATTACTTCCACCCTTTAATTTAGAGCAAGAAGTAACTTTGCCTGTCGCCGTTGATATATTAGCGACATAAGAAGCACCAATACCCTCACCACCAGTAATAATAACTGAAGGACGACTACTATAACCAGCACCACCCTCATCAATAGTAATAGAGGTAACTTCACCAACTACCTTGGAGTATAGAACAGCAGGATTGGAAGAAGATCCACCACCGCCAGTCAATACAACAGCAGGAGCAGAGGTATATCCAGATCCGTTACCAGTTAGTGTAACAGATTTTATATAACCAGTTACTGTGACAGAACCAGTTGCCTTTCCTAGTACTGGAGTTAATTTATATCCAGTTCTTGTTCCATTGTTTGCAACAGATACAGTTGGCACAGATGTATAACCAGTTCCTGGATTTGTCACATTAACATGAGTGATACCAAGACCAACAACAGCTGTTGCTACTGCTTGTGTGCCAGTTGTAGGAGGCGCAATAGTTATCGTTGGTGCTACGGTGTATCCATAACCTCTATTTGTAATAGTTATACCAACTACTTTACCACCAGAGATAATTGCAGTAGCAGCAGCACCACCAGTGCCAGAGAATGTAACAGCTGGTGCAACAGTATATCCAGAGCCAGCATTTGAAATAACAATGCTTCTAACGCAATTCTCAACATAAGCAGTAGCGGCAAGTCCATTACCACCACCGCCAGTGAATGTCAGAGCTGGGTTGGAACCACTAGTGAATAAAATACCTGGATCATCAACAACAATGTCAGAAATTCCGCAAGAACCATTAAATGTCAACGAAGGTTGTGTTTGATAACCACTACCAATTTTAGAAATAGTCAGTGTTGAGGTCGTATAAGTTTGTACTGCGGTACCAGCAGCAGTACCTGTTGAGAATACAACGCCTGTAGGAATATCTGTATAAGATCCTGGATTAGTAACAATTATTTTTACTACTTTACCATTAGAAACAACAGCTTCCGCTGCTGCACCAGAACCTGTTCCGCCAGTGAACGAGATAGTTGGGGTAGTGGCGTATCCACTTCCTTGATTGGTAATGGTGATAGCACCAACTCCCAACGAAGTAGTAGCAGTAATAATTCCTTTAGACCCAGTAGTTGATACTATGCTAATTCCTGGAGGGGAAGCATAACCAACTCCACCATTTGTCAATGTTACAGTATTGAGTTTTGCATCAATTGTTGCAACTGCTGATGCACCAGATCCAGAAGTAACCACAGTTCCTTGAGTAATGGCAGTTTGGCCAGCTCCATTAGTATCTGCCCACGAGACACTTGACGTTGTACAAGCAGTTACAGTCCATGTTCCATTAAACCCAACACCACTCGCTACTGCTGTTCCAGCAACAACGATACTTGCCCCAATTCGATACGGAACAACAGTTTCTGCAGCAAATGTAGCCGTAGCCGTTGTTGTTGTTCTGCTTACAGTTAAAGTTGGTAATAATTTGCCGAAAGAAATAACAGGAGCAGATGTATATTGTTCACCGCCATTCTCAATCTGAATGTCAGAAACATAATTACCAGTTACATTCACTCTACCCTTTGCGCCAGTTCCACCACCGCCGACAAAAGTAACTACTGGACCAAAATCTGCTTCTACCTGATATCTGTTTGGTGATACCTGATCATAGATGTTTGATGTATAATCTAGGTTTCGGAGATTCTTGATAAGACCAAATTGTGAATATGGAGTAGCAACATCAAAGTCAGCAAGTCTGTCTGAAGTGATATTCGAATAGAACATCAATTGGTCAGCGAACAACTCATCTACGGCATTTCTTCCATGCCCAAGGAAAGGTGATACATTAACTCTAGTTGTGGCTGCTTCAGTGATTACTGGATTGAACTGTGGTGTGATAACCAATGATGCCCAAGAATAACCTTCTCCCTTATTGGTGATAATAATTCTAGAAATTGAATCACCAACAATAACTGCCTGCGCCGCAGCTCCAGTGCCATCGCCAATAACTTTAACAGAAGCAGTTATATATCCCTCACCACCAGTTAGAACTTCGGCAGTATCTACTGTACCACCAACAGTAAGTAATTCAACAAGAGCCTGGTCGCTATCTAGATCTCCAGTATTGAGTTCAACGACAGCCTCAGCTCCAGTTCCCGCACCACTATCAGCAATAACTAATACTGCTCTGGTATAGTCTCTGCCTGGATTCTTGACGATAATATCACCTAACTGCCCATTGACAATAACTGGGTCAATAACTGCGCCGGAACCGTCACCAGAAACAGTGATAGTTGCAGTAGATTGAGTATAGTTATTACCTGCTTTGACAATAGTGATGTCACCAAGACCACCATCAGAGTAATATCTTTTCTGGAGAGCGGTGAAAACAGGTAGGTGCGCTCCTGTCAGAAACTTACTTCTGATTGATTTTGGCAGACTATACATATAGCGCCATACATAACCATCAGCATAAGTTACGTCATTTGCATCAGTGCTAGTTGGGCGAACTGTAGATGCGCCGCCATTATTGTTATTGATGCATTTGTAGACTCTGTAGTTCACAGAGTCATATACATAGAACTGTGGACCAGATGAATTGATATCACCACCCAAAAGAGTGTTATACTTTACATAAGATGACCCGCTGACCCAATCGAATCTTGGCACAACATACGCAATATCAGAAACATATACCTTTTTGGCAGCAAGAATATGATTCCTTACTGTCTGCTCATATTCCAGACTATTCCCTGGAGTACTAGGAATAGTCTCTGAATCTAGATATCTTCCGAAGAAATAATAGTAATTGTTTCTTCTTGAAAAGACGTCATCGTAGATAGCCTCAGCGATGGCTTTTCTTAATTTGTGTGTGATTATTGATGACATCGTTTTAGTTTATAGTTACTGTCCAGAAGATTTCTAGAGATTCTCCGACTGCCTTTGTGACTAGAGGGAAAACTGTTCTACATAGCATTTTATTATTCTCATTCACCATTGCTGCTTCAGTGATTCCTGCGATACCAGTTACACCACCAGTTGTTCCCGTTCCTGCAGGAAATAACGCAATGTAAGTCACAGAGGCTGTTTCATCAGAAACATCAACTTTACTTGAAAAAATAGAAACACCAACGATATCACTGATAAGAGAAGTGTCACTTAAATTGGCTACTGTATTACTTGCGCCAATTCTCATTGTTTTAACGGTACCGTTAAACAAAGAATTGATATTACCCGCAGTCGTCATAGTATCAACAATGATAGAATCAAATGTAACTTGTGTTGTTGATACTGTGTTAACCCTATGAGTTCCATTAAATGTTGCGGGGATAACACCAGTTATTTTTATGTATGACCCAACTTCATATGGAGCAGCAGGTTGCGCAGCATAAGTAACTGTTGCTGTAACACCATTACCAGAAACGAAAGTAGTAGCAATTGCTGGGCGAGTATCCGCTGCGAGTCTAGAAGCAATTAGTTGTTTGCCAGCAGTGACTACTAGATTTTTATGTTCGCGCTCAAGATTCAGAACACCGTTCTCGTCATATCGACGAAGAACAACATTTCCAGTGACTTTGAATGTATCTTGTAATTGCATAATTATCCAACTCAATCTAATATATTATTTAGGCGCCGAGGCTGGCAGTGCTAGTAGAAGAAACAGAGGCTGATAGCGATTTGGTAATTTCTGGAATAGTTGATCCAATTTGTACACCAACAGTTACAGAAACTTCACCAGCAGTTGTGTTGCTCTCAAACTCATTGTCAATTGATAGTTCGCCAAACATCTTAAAGCCAGCAGGGTGAGCCAATTCTGTGATAGAATCTCTGTAGTTCTCAATATCAATAGTTGACTTAATTACATAAGAGAAATCTTGATAGTAATTATTATCTTGTAGAACGCTAGCATTAGATGGCATGCCAGTCTGGTCTAGATACTTTCCTGGATATTTACAAACTGCGCCAATTGTGCAAAGTAACAATGCAGAATAATTTTCTTCGAGGTAGAATACCTGTCTATTGGATAATTGTGAAACGTATGCTCCAAAATATCCAGGATAAGTATAACCTGGTGTAGAACCAGGTGAGTCATTTAGCACATAATCAGAACGAAGAATAGATTGTGTTTCAATAAATCCTTCTGTAACATCTGATAGTGCTTTGTTGATATCAGCATCACCCTCTGTTGCAAAAGATGCGCCTGTATCAGTGAACACTCCATCTGGTGCAATACTGATATAAAAGTCAGTTGTGTAATTAGTTCCGAACTTAATCAACTTGAGGTTTCGAATAGCCCCACCTTCAAGTACATTCGTAATAACAGCAACAGCTCCAGATCCAGTAATGCCATCTAATTTAATAACTTGACCAATTCGAAAACTGTTACCAGCTGTTACAATCTCTATGTCCGTCAACGAATTTATGATAGTTGAATAGAAATTGGTTCCATATAAAGTGTCATCAGGAGCAACATCAATGATAAGTTCAGTAGTAAAGAATACCTCGAACAAAGTAGAAAGTTCTGCATCTGTTGTCTTGGCTGTCAGGTCAACTACATTTGATATTTCGATGGTCTGTTCTTCACCCTTACTATTTTTAATGGTGAGATAATTACCAATGAAGTAAGTAGCAGGAATAGAATCCTGCGTCATAATAATCTTGATGGATTGCTCTTGGAACCATTTCGCAGTTGAGGGTTTAAAGATCAACTCAGATGGATATTCAATTTGAATTTCCTGTGCTGCCTGTGCTCGGAATAAGAACTTGATTGATTCTTCTGTTCCCTTTGTAGCATAAAATTGACGGGAGAATCTAATGAAGTCTTCAGCAGCAAAGTCCTGCTGGAAGTTTGGTTTTGCTGCATTATAAAGGTATTCATTCTGGAGATAGTTCAGGTAATCACCCGAAGTCTCATCAATATCTCTGAGATTCTTTATTCTTCCATTTTCAGTCTGAGCCATGTAATCATAGTAGGCTCTTGTGAATTCGACCATCTTTGGATAGTCGTCACGAATGAATGCAGGAAACTGTTGCTCAACAAGGTGAGCAGGAAGAACATCATTGATATCTCGTTTCCGAATTACAGAAATGGTTGCTGATGCAGAACCAACAGAAGTAATGTTACTTCTTACGTATTTCGGAGAAGGAATGATTACAACAGCACCAGCTGATACTTTGACTGACGCAATCAGCTGGATTGGATTTACAACAGCACTAGCTGTCGCAGTAATTGATGCTTGTAGCATTGTGTTTAATTATTGTCGACTTGCATGCTGATATTTAACAGTTCCTCTGGCATCTGAATGATATACTTTCTTGTCGGAAAGATATCATTCTTCGCAGGAACCACTACAAATTCAAACAGGTTGTCATGAAGTCCACTAATCGTGACCTCATAAACATCAACCAAACCAGTAGAATAATCTAATTTACCGACTGTCCTCAACTTAGTTGGAACTCCATCAACTGTTTCTGAGTACAGATCAATATTACTTGCACCGTCATCAGTTAGGTAGCAACGGTCTTCAGTTGTAGGGATATAAAACCTAGTTGAATAGAAAGATCCACCTAGTGGGTTAGGTAAAATCGGATTATCGAATGGGAATGTATATCTTCCATTTTTATTATACAATGGATTTAGTGTGTGCCTGACACGAATTGAGGTCTCATTACTTGTAATGGAATCATCAGATGAATCAATCAAAGAGCAAACTTTGGAGTATCTGAACGTGGATCCAAACTTACCAAGTGAATAACCATATTGGATTAGAGAAGAGTAAATCAAACTAATAATTTCACCAGGACTTCTACGAGCCGCATTTCTATTGAAATTTACCATGGAGGTCAATTCAATTCGCAGAAATTCTGGATCAACGAATACTGGAGTTACTGACACCACAGCCTTGGTGTTCTTCAGGAAGTTTACAATGCTTTCTTTTTCCGCAGCAGTGAATGAATTAGCTCCATACGGTTTTGCTGAGATATACACTTTACCATAAACAGGTGGGTAATTCTCTTGTCCACCCCATGTAGCGATCGTCTCAATGGATGGATAGTTAGTGTAAAGAATGTTCTTGTAATCTTCAGCAGTCACCGCTCTGTTCTGTGAGGCATATGCACGAGGAGCATTGAAACGAACTGATTCAATATCCTCAGCTGCTGCACCACCATACGCAGCAGCAACTAATTCAACTACAGCAGAAGTGTATGGAATGTTACTCAGACCACTAGAATATACGAAATTGTTCGCACCATTAGAAGCAGCACCAGAACTTACAAGGTAGCTAAGGTGAACTACATTACCTGGATAGACAGCCTTACCAATAATGTCGTTGCCGAAGAAAACTTCATAATAGAGATCTTCTCTCTGTTTAATAAAATAAACAGGACTATCTCCTCTAACGGTCAAGGTATCTGACGCAAACCCAAACCCAGTATAGATTGAAGAAGATAGATTTTCTTGCACGCTAACTGTCAGAGAAGAAATATCTGCTAACTTGTTTGGAATAGCGAAGTCATATCCAGTGTCAGTGGCGACGTATTGTTTAGTCAGTCTGTAACCTTCTACTAGGTCAACATCATAAAAACGATAGACACCATTGATATTATCAGGAGTATAACCCTGAGCCGTGACATCACTGTCAACAATGAAATCGAATTCTTGATCACCAACCTTACCACGGAATACAGTTCCTGCTGGTAGTGTTACTGTTTGGTAATATGTGCTGGTTGTTAGTGTGAAATTGATTCTTGCCTTCGCGCTGGTAATAGACTTGGCATTATATCCAAGAGTTTTGGCTAGAGAAACAACACTGGAATACTTGTTCGCGCTATCAAGGAACATCTCATTGATAGCAAGGTTTGTGTACAATGAGTTGTAATGCGTATTGTATGCAAGAACATCGATAAGAATACTAAGAGCAGATCCATCGAAATCATAGTCAGTAAACGTAGATTGACCACGAAGGAATGTCTTGATATTCTCTTTGATCTCATCGAAATCAAGAGAATCAGTTCTAATGTTTTTGCTTGTCATCGTGTTCTCGTTAGAGTTAGCCCGACCTCAATTGGTCTTTCTGTGTTCTTAATCTTGAAGATAATCGTAATATAAACTCGATTATTATCTGGTGAATCGTCTATCTTGACTTCCAAAACATCAACTCTTGGTTCAAAGTTGTTTATAGTATCATTGATGCTTTGTCTAAGAATACTATTAAAGTTTGGTCCCATGTTACTAAACATGAGAGAACTAACTGGTGAACCAATATTACTACGGAATGGACGCTCATAATAATTAGTAAGGATAAGTGACCTTACTGCAAATTTGATTGCCTGATCGTCTGCGCGTATAGGCAAATCACCTGTTACGGGATTTGGAGTGA